CTCGGCATTCCTGCTGAACCGCTCTTCCGATCTAAAGGTACGCTACTGACCCCTATTTAACGTTTCCCAACCCACTTTTAACATTTGTAAACACTTTGTGGCACGGTTTTTGCTGGGTCGTCACTTTACCAAAATTTAACATTTCGTCGCACACTTTGGCACGCTTTTTGCTATGGGTCGCCCTTACCGTTTTTTAACACATTGCGCCCGACTTTGGCACGGTTTTTGTTATGCGTGTGCGCCCGTGAAATTGTTTCACGTGGAACACTGCCACACCGATGCACAAAATAAAATGTTTCACGTGGAACACAACACCAAGAGTTAAGAAAAGTTAAAACGAAAATAATTTGTGCACTTATGCTTGTATGTTAGAAAAATGTTGTATCTTTGCAGTGTTCAATTAAACGATTTGAAAATATGAAAGAGTTACTACAACATTTCAGAGAGCAACCGAAAGAAGCAATTAAAGAAGTTGCAATGTGTTTAGCTATTTTCGCCGTATGTGGTGCGATGTTGTTTCTATCTGCAATCTTGCAGGGGTGTAGCGTTTCAAAGGGTGTAACGATACGGGGCAAGGCTACGATAGTAACAACCGATACAACGGTAGTGAAGCACAACGGGGCGTTGAAATTCAAAAAATCTATGTTTAACAATTAAAAGTTTACTACAATGGAAGAAAAAAGAAATGCATTTGACGAGTTTTCGTTTGCCGCTTTGTCGGCTTTGGGTAGCCTTATGGCGTGTAACGAAGTATGCCGCAACCAACGGGCGGTTATGAAAATAAACCGCTTTCGTGCGTGGCTTATGGACTTGAAGCCGCAAGCCAACCCCGAACAAAATTTGCCGTTTGACGGCGAACCGCAAGGACAGACAGCCAATAACAATTAACAAGAAGTTTAACAATTAAAAGATTACTACAATGAAAAGTTTTGCAAGTAAATTTAACAAGACAACTTTCGGTATTGACACAACCGATTTTCAGTACACCAAGTTAGCCGATATTTTCAACTCTGAAGATGAGGGCGGCAAAGATGTGGTACACAAAATCAACGGGCTTTATGTCCACAAATCACAATTAGGCGACAGCCCCGTAATTATCGATGAGGAAAACAAACGGCTGGTGAACCTACCAAGCCACGCCGCCGAAACGGTACGTGAAATTCTTGCCGATGATGAGGCGGTAGAAACTATCAAGGCAGGTAAAGTAGGGTACACGATTTACGAGTACGAGAGCCACGGAAAGAAGTGTTACTCTATTTCGTTTGTGGACTTGTAAGAGTTTGGAAAGTTATGTTTAACTTTGTAGGGGTTGCAATGTTTGTAACCCCTATTTAATATAACACCGTTATGGCAAAGTTAGGTTACAAGATTAAATTTACAAAGTCTGTATTTGGAGCAACCCAACGGGAGAAAATCAAAAAAGAGATTTTGCAAGCCGTTGAAAGCAGCCCCGAATACCGCAAAGAGATTGCACGTGTTTTCCAAATGGCAAACCGCCGTATTCAAAACATTGAAGCAAGCGGACAACTTTCGCCGGCCGTGCAAGCGTTAAACAAAGGCGATGTAAAAGGCTTTACCAAGTTTTCAATGCGTGGCGATTGGAACACCCTAAAAATTGAGTACGGCAAAGCGATTTCGTTTTTACGCCAGCCGACCAGTACGGCGCAAGGTGCAAGGCAGTACGGGCAACACCTGCAACGTATGTACGATTTAACGCCCGATGAGTACAGCCTTATGGCAAGGAACTTGCAGGGCAAGTTAAACAGCGTTTCGGATAGTGATTTCGTGGAACGGTATTTGATGCGGTACAAGGATTTCACGGGCGAAATGGAGCAAAGCGCAAGCGATATAAGCACCCAAATAGAAAGTGAAGCGCAAAGCATATCACGGGCGATTGATGCGGAAATAGAGCGGCAAGCAAATGAGGTAGCCGACCAAATGGAGGATATGCAAAACGATATAGAGCGCATTTTGCGCAACTTTAATAAGTTTGGGTTATGAAAAAAATACCTTTTGAGTTGCAAGAAAGAATAAACAGCCCGACCGAAATTGCAAGCGTGTTGCAACGTGCCGTAAATGAAAAGAACATTATCGGAAACAGCAAGGGCGAAAGGTTTTACAATATCCCGTGCGCCTTTGATATTGAAACAACCAGTTTTTACCGTGATGTGGACGGACGGGCGTACACATACGAGCAAATGCAGCGTATGCAGGACGGGAACGGGCGCAAGGCGAAATTAGAGAAAGCCGCAATAATGTACGTTTGGCAATTTGGCATAAACGGATATACGATAATGGGGCGCACGTGGGGCGAATTTGTCACGATGATGCAGACCGTAAGCGAGGTTTTAGGGCTGAATGACAAATTACGCCTTATTGTGTATGTGCATAACCTTTCATACGAATTTCAGTTTTTGCGCAAGTGGTTTGAGTGGAAACGGGTTTTCAGTATTGATTTACGCAAACCGATTTATGCGATAACAACGGGCAACATTGAGTTTAGATGCAGTTACTTGCTTTCGGGTTATTCGCTTGCAAAGTTGGGCGAACAACTTATGAAATACAAGTGTGCAAAAGCCGTGGGCGATTTGGACTACCAGCAAATAAGGCACAGCGAAACGCCGCTAACCGATGCGGAAATACACTACTGCATAAACGATATTAAAGTAGTGATGTGTTACATACAAGAACGTATCGAGGAAAGCAAAGGGATAACTCACATACCGATAACAAAGACGGGGTTTGTGCGCAAGTATTGTCGTGCGCATTGTTTGCTTGAAAAGAACGATGCAGGAAAGACCGTACAAAATTGGGATTACGTAAACTTGATGCGGGAACTACAAATTACGGGTATGAATGAATTTAATATGTTGCAACGTGCGTTTGCAGGCGGTTTTACACACGCAAACGCCGAATATACCGACGAAATAATGTATGACGTGGATAGTTACGACTTTACAAGCAGTTACCCGTATGTAATGATAGCGGAAAAATACCCGATGTCGCAAGGCGTTGCAATCACGGTTAAAAGTATGGCGCAATTTGAGTTTTTAATATCAAAGTATTGTTGCGTGTTCGATATTGAGTTTACCAACATATTTGCCAGCGAAACGCAAGACAACCCGATTTCCGCAAGCAAATGTTTTATGAAAGAAAACCCGTGCGAAAATAACGGGCGTATTGTGGCGGCTTCAAAAATTGCGCTGACAATTACGGACGTGGATTTTAATATAATCAAGAACTTTTACACGTGGGAAAGTATGCGTGTGGGTGAAATGTATTGTTACAAGAAAGACTATTTGCCGACCCCGTTTGTGAAGTCTATCCTACATTTGTACGAAAGCAAGACGAAATTAAAAGGCGTTGAGGGCAAAGAAGTAGAATATCTAAACAGCAAGGAAATGTTAAACAGTTGTTACGGAATGAGTGTTACAAACCCGTTGCGTGATGAGTTTACCTACAACGGTGAATGGGACATTAACGCAATGAGTGCCGAACAGAAACAGGAACTGTTATACAAATACAACACCAGCAAAAACCGTTTCTTGTTTTACCCGTGGGGCATTTTCGTAACCGCATACGCACGGCGCAACCTCTTCACGGGCATACATGAAGCAAAAGACGATTACATATACAGCGACACGGACAGCATTAAGATAATGAACGGCAAAGCGCATGAAGCATATTTCAAGGCTTATAATATGCAGGTGCAAATGAAATTGCGTGCCGCCTGCAAGTACCACGGTTTGCCGTTTTCGCTTTGCGAGCCGCAAACGATAAAAGGCATAACAAAGACTTTGGGCGTGTGGGATTTCGAGGGTACATATACACGGTTTAAGACGCTGGGAGCTAAACGCTATATGGTGCAAGAACCGAACGCACTCAAAGCAAACGGGCGGGCATACGATTTCAGTTTAACCGTTTCGGGCGTAAACAAAAAGGCAGCTATACCGTATCTTATTGAAAAGTACGGCGAAAACGGTATCTTTGATGCGTTTACCAACTATTTGGATATTCCACCGCAAGCAACGGGCAAAAACATACATACGTACATAGACTACGAGATACAAGGCGAAATAACCGACTACAAAGGCAGCACGGCGCACTACAATGAACGCACGGGCGTACATTTAGAGCCGACAGGGTACAGCCTTTCCCTTTCGGTTATGTATATAAACTATTTGCGAGGTATTAAATTTAAGGACTAAAATAAAAGAGTTATGACAACAAGAAAGACAAAGACAGACAAGCCGAAATTTTACGACTTGAAAGCGATTTTAAGCAAGAACGCCGACTATAATGTTATATTTGGCGAACGGTCAAACGGCAAGACTTACGCCGCCTTAAAATATGGTTTGGAAAACTATATCAAGACGGGCAAGCAAATGGCGTATATACGCCGATGGCGTGAGGATTTGAGGGGCAAACGTGCCGAAAGCCTGTTTGCGAACCACGTGGCAAACGGGCTTATTGAGGAACTGACGGACGGCAAATTCAATGAAGTTTTCTATATGTCGAACAAATGGTTTTTATCTTACTACGATGCTGAGAAGAACAAACGGACACCCGACCCGACACCGTTCTGTTACGGGTTCTGCCTTTCAGAGCAGGAACACGAAAAAAGCAGCAGTTACCCGAATGTCACAACGATTGTGTTTGATGAGTTTCTGACACGGCGGTATTATTTGCCCGATGAGTTTATGTTGTTTATGAACCTTTTGAGTACGATAATACGCCAGCGCAACGATGTTAAGGTTTTTATGTTGGGTAACACGGTAAACAAGTTTTGCCCGTACTTTACCGAAATGGGATTGAAGCAAGTGCCGTTTATGGAGCAGGGAACGATAGATATATACCGCTTTGGCGAACACGGCGCAATCGTGGCGGTGGAGTATTGCAGCACGATAGTACAACACAAAGCCAGCAACAAGTATTTTTGTTTCGACAATCAAAACTTGCAAATGATTACGGGCGGTAAGTGGGAACTTGCAGTATATCCGCATTTGCCGTGCAAGTACAAGCCGCAAGATGTGTTATTTGTGTACTACATTAAGTTTAACGATGTTGTTTTGCAGGGTAACATTATCCAAGTAGGCAACGAATGTTTTACGTATATCCACGCAAAGACAACCCCGATAAAAGATGAGGAAAACAGCCTTATTTATTCTTTGGAAATGAACGGCAAACCGAACTACAAACGCAAGTTGTTAAGTACGGCAAGTTATGTTGAACAACAAGTCGCACGGTTTTTCGCAATAGACAAAGTTTTCTACCAAGATAACGAAATAGGCGAAATAGTACGCAATTATTTAATTACGAGCGCAAAGACAAACATAGTTTCGTTGAAATGAAAATTACGGGCGGTTTGGTGCAAATTTCGTGCCGAACCGCACGTTTTACGAAATAAATAACTACCTTTGCAATAGGAACTAAAATTTATTGATATGGACGCAAATACTATTATTCAAATCATTTCAAGTTTGGGTTTTCCGATTGTGATGTGTGGCGCATTGTTTTGGTATATGGTGAAACAAAGGCAGGCGCACCAAGACGAAACGGAACACCTCAAGGACACGATTGCGGAAAATACGAAAGTATTAGCCGAATTAACAACGCTTATTAAAGTTTTGACAGATGAAAATGAAAGATAACATTTACAAGTTGTACCAGCAACAAGTAAGGGACAAAGACACCGCCGTAACCGAATTTATGGCGAACACGTTGGCGAAAACTCAAAGTATGTTTGCGTATGAGGGTTTGCCCGACAGCATACCGCAAAAGGAACTGGAGCGGCTTTTGCAGACCACGGGCAACGCCTTTGTTACCAGCGTGGACGGGGTTTTGTATGCGCTTTCGGGCGGCAAAGGCGGCGAACCCGATGTTTACGGTCGGGAAACGCTTTACACCGTGGCGAACCCTGCATTAAAGTTAAACAAAACCTACGATATACAGAAAGACGGGGTTTTGATTGAAAATGACAGCAACGGCGAAAGCCTTTTGCCGCTTATCGGGCGGTATGCCGTCTTACATACTGACGGGCTCATTTCGTTGAACACCGCCAGCATTTTGACCCGTATCACGATGCTGATAAGTGCCAGCGATGACAAGACAAAACAGAGTGCCGATGAGTTTTTGCGCAAGATACAAGACGGCGAGTTTTCAATTATCGGGGAAAACGCATTTTTCAAGGGCGTAAATATGCAGACAGCCCCGACCACAAACAGCGTGTATATTACACAACTTATTGAGTTGATACAATACTACAAAGCGAGTATGTACAACGAATTGGGGTTGAACGCAAATTATAATATGAAGCGTGAACGGCTCAATTTGGGTGAAGTCTCAATGAATGTGGACGTACTTTTGCCGTATGTGGATAATATGCTAAAAGAAAGACAAAATGCAGTTGAGAAAATTAATGCGATGTATGACACCGAAATTTCGGTTAAACTTGCTTCAAGTTGGGGTCTGGAACGTGATAATTACAACGCTTTGGCGGCTGATTTGGAAACGGCAACGGAAAACCCCGACCCGACAGACGAACCCGACCCGACAGAGGAAACCCAAGAAACAACGGGAACGGACGGAAACGACACGGAAACGACAGAAACGGAAACGGAACAAACCGAAACGACCGAAACAGAGGAAACCAAAGAAACGGACGGGAACGACACCGAAACGGAACAAACAGAAGAAACAGAAGAAAACAAAGACGATAAGCAATGAAATACAGCGAACTATTTACAAAGGGTAACGGGATATTCCAGGCGGTTTTCAAGACCGAATACCCGACAGAGTACGCCGCAATTTTCGGCGATACCGACCCGACCAAGTTAGACGCTTACGCCTTACTGATGTACGGCGGCAAGACCGTTGCAAGCAGCATAACCAGCGACAACGCAAGCGATGTTGTTTCGGCGGTGATTGCGGTAAACGTGCAAGGCTGGGAACGTGAAGCGGCGGCGATGTTAGCCGATTACGATGTACTGACACCCGTAACGGGGCAAGTTGAACGGACGGAAACCGTAACTTTGCAGGAAAGCACCGACAACACCGAAACGGGCGCAAACAAGGCTTTTAACGACACCGATTTTTCAGACAGCGACCGAAAGACCGCAGCCGATGAAAGAAACCGCACGGAGAGCCGCAAAACGACCGAAACGAGCAAAGGAACGGGCGCAAGCAAATCAATTTCGACCGAAATTGAAAAAGAATTGCAGTTAAGGCGTGATAATTGGAGAAAAAACATTATCTTTGCACTTGTAAGAGAGATAACAACGAGTATTTACGAATAACTAATTTAATTTTTAGCATTATGGAAGTAAAACAGATTTACCAGATTATTAACAAAGTATCGGGTGAAGTGTTGGGCAAAACCGACATTGTGCCGGAAGATTTGACGGGCATTGTGGATTTAGGCACGGCAGTGTTTAACCAAGGGGCAGTAGATAACTACGTAAAATCACTTGTAAACCATATCGGCAAGGTGATTTTCGTAAACCGACCTTATGCGGGCAAAGTGCCGTCTGTACTGATGGATGCGTGGGAGTTCGGCAGCGTGCTGGAGAAAATTTCGGCAGACGTACCAGAGGCAGAAGAAAACGACACGTGGGTTTTGGAGGACAAAAAGAGTTACGACCAAGATGTTTTCCACAAACCGACCGTTACCGCAAAGTTTTTCAACTCAAAGGTTACGTTTGAAGTGCAGGTATCAATCACCGAAAGGCAGGTTAAGGAAAGTTTTAGCAACGCCGCACAACTTAACGGCTTTATTTCGATGATTTATGCAGCCGTTGAAAAATCAATGACTATCAAGGCAGACGCTTTGATTATGCGCACCATCAACAATATGATTGCGGAAACGGTTTTGGCTGATGCAGTTGCGTTTGGCGGTACGAAAGGCGACTTGACAAAAGCCGACCTTTCCAACGCAAGCACGACCCGTTGCGTAAACCTTTTGAAGTTGTACAATGACAAGTATTTCCCCGCAACACCTGCAACGGGCGATGGTAAGCCGACCCCGAACCCTAACGCACTTACAGCGGCAAAGGCGATAACCGACCCCGATTTTATCCGCTTTGCGTCTTACGTTATGGGTACGTATGCCGACCGCCTGCAAAGCATTTCGACCGTGTTCAATGTTGGCGGCAAGGAACGGTTTACGCCGGAAGATATGTTACACGTTGTACTTTTGTCCGACTTTGCAAAGGCAGCGCAAACCTATCTTTATTCCGACACGTTCAACCGTGGCGATGTGCTTTTGCCGCAAGCCGAAACCGTACCTTTTTGGCAGGGCAGCGGACAGAAGTACGAGTTTGCCAGCACGGGGCATATCAATGTTAAGGAAAGCGGCGGCAAAGCCGTTGAAATTTCGGGCGTGCTGGGCGTAATGTTTGACCGTGATGCGCTGGGCGTTTGCAATCTTGACAGACGGGTAACAACCAACTACAATGCGAAAGCCGAGTTTTTCAACAACTATTACAAGTTTGATGCCGGTTATTTCAACGACACGAACGAAAACTTTGTAGTATTCTTTATTGAGTAACTCAATAGGTATTATATTGTTTAACTTTGGGCGGTGTGGGTGCAGGTGAAAGCGCACCGCACCGCCTTTTTTCTTTACCGATATGACAACGATAAATTTTTATTCATACAACGGACACCCGAACACGGTAAACAAGCAGTTGGGCGACTTTACGGCGATTGAGGGCGATTTGCGGCAAACTTTCGATGTGTTGCGCCCGACCGTAACACTACGAAAGCAGCCCCGACCGACTTTCAATTATTGTTACATACCCAATTTGGGGCGTTATTATTTCGTGGATAGGGTAAGTTTTGAGGGAAACAACGCCTACGAACTTGCATTGCGTATTGATGTGCTTAAAACCTACGAAACCGAAATTTTGGCGGCAACGGGGCGTGTATCTGAAAGCGACAACCCCGACCCGTATATTTCAAACCGTGAAACGGTGTACAACAGAACCCCGAATTTTGAGAAAGTGCCGTTTTCTGAAACGGGGCTTTTGAATGAAAACGGGGGTATCATTATGGTAACTTTGAAAGGAACAACCGAAAATTAAAAGAGTATGGCAGTAATTGTAAATATACCTAACGCACACGATGATAACAGCCAGTGGGACGAAAGCGGCGGTTATTGGGATATAGACGTAAGAACGAATGCCGGTTATTTGTTTGTAGGCGATATTACAGCCGCTTACACCGACACCAGCGGACAACCGAAAAGCGTTGTTTTGGATATGAACGGCGCAAAGAATTGGGCATTTGGTGAGTTGTCCGACACCGATGCAGACACGGAAATAACTATCACGGGAAACACCCGAAGCAAAAACGATTTGGAAGTTATAAACAACATACCGAACACGACAGCAACGGGAACAAAAGGTAACGGTTATTATGATGCGAGCATACAAGTAACGGCAAACGAGGGTTACAAGATAACGGCGGCGCAAGTGGAGTTTACGGACGGTTACGGCTACACCGATACAAAGGACTTGACAATTTCGCCAGACGGTAAAACGGCAAGTTGGGAGTATGACGATGCCGACACGGTCGAGAGTTTCACGCTTACGGGTACGACAGCCAGCGAGGGAACACCCGAACTAACCGTTACAAACGAAATAGCGGACACGACCGAACAACACACGTATGACGGACAAACGGCAACTTTTACGGTTAATGGTAGTTATCCAAGATACCGTTTTAAGCAACCGACCGTAAATTATACGGGTACGGACGGACAATCGAAAACCATACAAATGGAAGTTGAGGTTTTGGAACGTGGAAGCATAGCAACGGCAACCGTTACGGATATAGACCCGACAAAGCCCGTAACGATAACGGGGCAATACTTGTATGCTATAATGATAGAACCAAGTTTAAGTAATTGTTATGCAGACCCCGAATTACCCGAACATTTGTTTGAGGGCGACACGTTAAGCGTTGTTTTGAAAGCTAACCCGAACACGGCGTTTGATGATACGGACGAAATGAAAATACCCGTTTTTTCATACCAAGACGAACACGGATATTATCAAAATAAACCGCTAACCGTTTCAGAGGATAAACAGACCGCAACGGGGCAAATTTTGTTAGGCGATTATCAAAGTATGGGAGTAGTTGCGGAAGCGTACCCCGTTACCGTTGTCGGACAGCAGTACGGCGCAATAAACGTGTATTTGGTAACGCTTGATGAGTTGGCAGAGTTTAGCGGCAAACGGTTTTTCAAGGAAACGGGAACAGACCCCAGCACGGGCGCACCTATATACGAAAACATAGATTTGGGCGCATACGTGAACAAAATACGCCGTGTTTACACCAACATAGACGCAAGCAGCACCGATGTAATACGATGCGGCAACTACAACACGGGCGTATCTTGCCACCAGCCAGCACAGGACAAAATAACGCTTGACTTTGGCACGGCGGTAGTACCGGCGCACAATGAGGACAACACCGACTACGAAAGCGAAATACAAATCTTTTTGCCGTTTGCAGGCTTTGTTACACTCAATACCGATTATGCAGGCAAAACGATAGGTTTGCAGTACGTTATAAACGTGGTAACGGGCAACGGGGTTGCGCTTTTGTCCTGCAATGGCGTTGTATTTCAAGTTGAGGAAACCGAACCGAGCAGCGAAATAATATACCTTTCACCAAGCACCCAAGTTAAAACCGTGGGCGGCGATGATTGGAACGAAATGTTATATTACGGTTTAGAACCTTACATTTACTGCAAGTGGTACGAGAGCGCAACGGGCGGGCGAAACAATGACAGACAAACGGGCATTTTAGGCGATTTCAGAGGGTTTAATGTGTTCGATGATGTAACACCTATCCACACCGCCGAAATGCTGACAGAGGAACAAGAAATGATATATGCGGCTTTATCTGACGGGGTTTATATTGAGTAACCGCAAAGCAGGACAAAAAGAAAGGCGGCAACTGATTGTTACCGCCTTTTCTTTTCGCTTGCTGATTGTTATTTGTCCTGCAATGTTTCAACGCCCGTTAAACCGATGTACAAGTTTGTCGGGTAACATTCGCAAAAGGTTTTGAAACGCCCGATTAACTTTTCAGCGGCGATAAAGTCGTATGCTTGATTTTTGCAAGCGACTTCTTTTGCGACCTTGTTGCGTGTATCACGATTGAACACGATTTGATTTTCTAAAACATCTACACCCGTTTGCAGGCTTTCGGCGATGCTTTCCAAACTTGCACGAATTTCGGGGGCATTTGCCGCCAAAAATTCAACGTGTTCCTTTGTATGCAATAACATTTCTTGCAAAGCGTTTAACACTTTCTGATTTTCTAAAATTAAATCTGTTGTTTTCATTTTGATAAGTATTTAATTGTTTAACACGCTGCAAAGTTAAACATTTTATTTCACCTGCAAGCGTTTGGCGTGTTATTTTGTGTTAAATTATTCTTTTAACTTTTCTTAACTCTTGGTGTTGTGTTCCACGTGAAACATTTTATTTTGTGCATCGGTGTGGCAGTGTTCCACGTGAAACAATTTCACGGGCGCACACGCATAACAAAAACCGTGCCAAAGTCGGGCGCAATGTGTTAAAAAACGGTAAGGGCGACCCATAGCAAAAAGCGTGCCAAAGTGTGCGACGAAATGTTAAATTTTGGTAAAGTGACGACCCAGCAAAAACCGTGCCACAAAGTGTTTACAAATGTTAAAAGTGGGTTGGGAAACGTTAAATAGGGGTCAGTAGCGTACCTTTAGATCGGAAGAGCGGTTCAGCAGGAATGCCGAG